AATAGAGGTTCTTGCCATGCTCTAATTATACAAGCGTTTATTAAAACAATTAGAGAATATAGTTGCTGTAACCTATAATCTGAAGTCCAATACCTGGAATATTATTTTGATTATATCCAGGAACCATAATATTTGTTAAACGAATTCTAAATGGCAATGTTTCATTAATGCGAACGATTCTTTTGGATGGCACAATAGTAAATCTAGAATAGTTTTTAGACTCTATCTTTCTAGCTAAGTTTGATTTATTAGTAATGACTGCTGTAGCCATTAGTCTGTTACGTCCTCAAGAATGATCATGGCACCCTGAGCTACCGTCCAAACAATCTCGTCTTGTGGCAAAGATAGCTGAATGTCAAAAATATCTCCAGTTTCTAGATCGTGAGTTTGCTCAGCAGTCAGTGATACTGTAAACTCTCCTGGCTCGTCATCTGGGTCTGCAGCTGGAGTAAGTGTGAGAAGTAAAGTTGCAGAATCTGTAAATACTGGTGGAATGATTGGATTGGCTGGACGCTTCATTTTCATATTAATGGTCCAATCTGGAATATTTAGTGGCTGACGCTCATCATCTGTAACATATACTCTAAATGCAGCAGTATCTCCACGAACGACTGTCCAAGTAACAACTGGTGGATTGTTTCCAACAGAATAAGCTGATGCAGAACCTCTAGTAGTAGCCATAGTCGTATTATATCACATTAAGCTAATCCAGCTTTTAGTGCCCCCCAAGTTCCATTACCTTTTGCCTCTACAATGACAAGACCTGTTTCTGCTGCATATGCAACAATACCAACTGCCCCACCAACATCTTGAGTTGTTGTTAGTCCGCCTGATGAACCAGCATATAAAATATCTCCAGCAGTAAAACTAGATGTATTAATATTTTCTAGAATGCCTGATACCACGATGATACCACTATCTCCATTTGGAATATTTGTTTTTGCTAAACCAAGAATAGCCTGTGTGGTTGAAGATGTAGCTCTAGCAACTGTAGTTTTTGTTGTATATCCAGTTACATATACTGGATCGCCAGCATTAATTGTTGCCCCACTGTTATTCAAAACTGCAAGCTGAGAATATGATGCTGATGGAAGAATTGTGTCTATCTTGTTTGCCAGATCTTCCAAATCTCCATGAACATTAACAAAATCAGTTGACTTTGGAAACGGTATCTCATAATTAGTAGTTTTATCAGTTGCCATAAAAATAATTATAACATGACAAAATGACCAAAAAGTGGTATAATTTATCGAACACCCTTAAAAAAGGTGTTTTTGTGCTTTATAGGAGGTGCAGTGTGAAAAAACTTGCAACAGTAAGCACTTTAACGGTAGTTCTTGTGGCATGCTCTTCTGCCGTTGGTTATTCTGACCAATATAATACTAATAAAAATACCCAAATCAATCTTTCAGAAAGAGTGGCTCCGTCTTTTATTGATGCCATGATTGAATATGGAAATAATAAAACCATGCTTGAAAAAATAGCTGCAGAAAGAGCAGCAGCACAGTTAAAAGAACAAAGAATTAAACAACAGCAATTTGAAAATAAAAGACATATTGCTAATAGAATTAAAGAAATTAGAAAATATGCCAATAGAACTTGGTATGTTTTTAGTGGCTCTACCCCCAGAGGATGGGACTGCTCAGGTCTTGTTGTTTGGTTTTATGAAGGACTGGGAAAAGAAGTTCCACATTCTGCAAGCAAGCAGGGATGGATGAAGCCAAAGGTAAAAGATCCAAAGCCTGGAGATGTCGTGGTATTTAGAAATAAAGGATATAAAAACTTCAACCACTCTGCTATTTACATTGGAAACAATAAAGTAATTCATGCTGGCTTCAATAAGGGTGATAGAACAGAAATTATATCTTTAGATAGCCCAGCTTTTGATAATGCAGAAATAAGGTTTGTTAGGGTTTTGGATGTCCCCCTTGACTAAAAAATCATTAGTGGTTTTTGGGTCAATAGGGGCTATCCTTCTTAGCTCTAGCCAGCCACAGGCTTTAGCTGAAGAAAAGCCAGTCATCTATACGCAAACTGTTAAAACTGGCAATTGGGACTTTATGCAAAGATTGCAGGCATTTGATAGAGTAAATATCAAAATCATAACGCCTAGGCCTTGGCTAAATCCAGAAAGTAGAAAGTTTAGATTTTCTGATGCTCAAATTACGAAGATATTACAAAAGGCTGGATTTTCTGGCAGGGGACTTAAAATAGCACAAAGAATAGTCTTTTTAGAATCTACTAATAGACCGTACGCACTGAATAGATCAAGTAATTGCTATGGACTATTTCAGATTAACATGACTGGGAAAATGGGTAAAGAACGTAGAATTAAATATGGCTTAAGTAGAAATGAAGACTTATTTGATCCATTGACAAATGCCAAAATTGCATATCACATGTCAAATGGTGGAAGGAACTGGTCTGCCTGGGTTACCTTTAATCTAGCCAGCTAGCAACGCAGTATCTGGTGCCACTCAAAACCTTAGAAACTGAATGAGCATAAACATAGTTTGCTGGGAAAACTAAAACCTCATTTTTAGATGGCTTATAAGATATGTCGAATCTTTGAAAATTAATTTCTCCGCCTTCATAATCATCATTTAAATAATAAGAGATAGCAATGGTTTTTCTAAATTCATGGCTATCGTCAATATGGTTAGAAAATCCATGGCCAATTGAATATTTTAAAAAAGAATATTCGTTATGCTTTTTAAAAGAAATATGATAATCTTCTGCATAATCTTTTTCAATTGGATCAAAAATATTAAAAAGTATTTTAGAAAATTCAGAGTAGTCCTGGCTCCAAAAAAAGTTATTATCACTAGAATCTTTATATGGAATGCCCAGAACAGTAAATTCTTGATTTATGTCTTTAATAAAAAGTTCTTCTGGCAAAGTTATTTTTTCTTTATTAAAATTAGTGTCTTGCCAAATTGCAGCTTTTTTATCTATTATGCCGTCAAGACTTTTAAAAATATTATTGTTAATGTCAATATTTTTATAAACCACTATTCCAGGAGCTAGTTCTTGTTTTTCCATTACCACTTTCCTAGTGGACACGTTGCCTTTTCAAGCTTTGTCTTTAAATGCATTAGACATCCACACTTTTTACATTGATGGGTTGGCTTAATTAATTCTGGACATGCCTTGCAAATATTAAACCTATTTGAGAAAACCTCTTCTGATACATACTGAGTATTTGGATTTAACATATCCCATGGCCTAGTTTCGCCAAGATTCTGTTTCCATTTTTGCCATGCAGATAGTTCTTCACTCATAATGAATGCCTAATCAAAGATTGGATTTCCAGTTACTTCAATAAAGATTGGATTATCTCTATAAATTGGTGCCAGGTGTGACGGTAACATAATTGTATCAACAAGCTCATCTTCTACCCAAACATTAAATTTATATATATTGGTGTCCGTTGATTCGTTATATGCCACTATTGCATTCTGCATTAAAAGCTCTACATCTTCTCTAGTAATATTTTCAATCATTTGTTATTTCCTCAAATCTAGGATTACTATTAAGAATTGCTGCCGTTCTATCATCACAATTATTTATCATAACCAAATTATCATTTACAAATACAGCAAATTTTCTTGACACAGGATATGTTGTTATTTCTGTGTTATTTTCTAAATTTTCTGACATTAACTACCCTTCTAGACAAAATAAATTGTATCACAGGCTATGAACAGGTGCAACACCTAATCTGGATTTGTGCTCCTGGGTATGGGACTGTTTGTGTCCATGATCCACAAGGGCCAACTGCTGTGACTGTTTGTCCTGGATTTCCAGTAGCACAATAAGTTTGGCAAGATGATCCAGTACATCCAGTGGAGCAGCCTGGATCACATGTTCCAGTAAGACTTCCACATGTGCTACTAATACCAACCTGGGCCTGACAGCTAGCATTATTACATGGTGGGAAGAATGGTGGGAAGAATGGCACAAATGATGGGAAGTATGGTGGGAAGAATGGGAAGAACGGGAAGAATGGGAAGAACGGTGGGAAGAATGGTGGTGGAGCAGTAAAGTCATAATAGGTATACTGAACGTTTGTTCCATAATCAACTAATGTTCCAGAGGCTGGAGTTTGTGAGGCTATAATATCGTCTAGTGCTGAATTTGTAGTTTCTACAATTCCGCCATCAACTGGTGTTAAGTTTGCATTTTGGATTGCAGTAATTGCAGCTGTTCTAGTTAATCCAGATAGGTTTGGCACTAATACCATTCCTTTTGCAGATGCATAGTAACCAAATGCATTTACCATTGCATTCTCCTATGCCTTCAAATCACCGATCAAATGCCACTCGCTTGCACCAATTTTTGTAATCATAGCACCAGAATATTGAGTTGATATTCTAGTATTGTTTAGCTTGCTTCTGATTGTTATACCAGAACCAGATGGGGTAGTGATTGCAACTTCTCCAGTTCCTGCCCTATAAATTTCTAATCTTGAACCAATTGGAAAATTAACAGATGCTGTTGATGGAATAACAACTTCTAGATTTGATGAACTATTTACCTTAATCATCTTATTTACATCATGTAGTTGTATTGTATAGGATGCTGTTTTTTCATCAACTGTTATTGTATTAGAGTAGTTTACCCAGGAACCATTGTAGTAGTATTGTATTTGATTTATAATATTAGAATTTGCGTCTTGTCTTACAAAACAAACTGTCCCATTTTGTACTGGTGCTGTTATTTCTGCATCTCTTGCTGCTGGGTTTTGAAAATTGTTAACTCCAGCCTTGGCATTAAGAACATTTTCAAAAGTTACAGAATTTTGAAAATTTGCAGCAGATCCAAAAGAGTGCGTTCCTGTCCAAGAATAGTTTGCAGATGTATTTGCTATACCAGCCGTTGGATACCAAGTATCTGTTGCACTATCGTAGATATATGCAACTTTTGAATTAGAGGAAATAGTTGTCATTATTCGTAACTCCAAACCTGATATGTTCCACCGTCAAAACTTCCTCCATTGGCAAGTGATATTTGTGCAGAAGTAATTGCTGTAGAATTAATAAAGTATCCAGTATGCGATTCGCCAGTTCCAGTTATTGTTACTGGTTTAACCAAAGATGTAGTTGCAGATAAATCTACACTAATAATATTTACTTGAGTAGATGAGGCTGTAACTTCACCAAGCTCAAATCCATTTGCTGGTGTTGAGTCTGGATATAAAACATAAGATGCTGTAGAGATAGAATTAAACCTAACTCTTAATCCATCGTCTATGGTATTACTGTGACTCCAGTTATTTAATAAAATATAAAATTTTTGTCCATCGATTCCAGATATACTGATTGATGATCCTGACACAGACCCTGAAGAAATTAATTGCCAATTTGGTGAGGATAATGTTGGTGCTGTACTATTTGCATCCACCCAGATAAAGCCATCTGCTGGCGATGTTGGCTCTGTTGCAGCATAGTCAGATCCTACTCCAGCACTTTCCACTAGGTCAAGTCTTGTGTCTAGTGACTTTAGATGTCCAGCAATTGAACTAGAAACAATGTTTGTCTCATTTGTATTTAATGGGTCATATGTTTCTGATCCGTAGTGATATAATTGAAGGGCTGCTTGAATATCTGCAGCATCATCATACCCTGGCATTTTTGTAGGGTAAAGAGAACCAATATTTTCAGAAGCCATAAACTATCACCAATTCAAATTATATCACATGAATTTAAGAGATATTATTCTTTAGAGTGACTAAAATGTGTACTGTTTGTGAGCCTATAAGTGGTTGCCAAGAACCAGACAAATACTCTATAGCCTTTAACGAAATTGGTAAGGCTTGAATAGATCCAGGCGTTATCTCTAATACCGTAGTTCCAATACTTACTGGATTTTCGTTTAGTATATTAACTTGCACATTAAAATCGTCAGAAGAATATGTGCCAATTAAATCTTCTGAAACAAAATTAGATAACAAAATTTCTATTGGGTCTAATGAGGTTCCGCTAGAATCAAAAGCTACTGTTTGATTATAGCTATAAATGGTTGGACTTAGTCTAAGAACTTTTGCCCAATTTAATGCACCACCAACCTCTGGCAAGTATTGATATACAAACTGATACTCATTATCTGTTGGGTCAACGTTAATATAGGTATCATATACTTTTAGATCTGTTGGAAAATCAAAAGTGTCTGGCTTTTCGCTGCCATAAAATATTAAACTTCCACGCTCACCCTGTGGTCCAAAATCGATATCCAAACTAATTTCTGCTGGGCCACCAAGAACAGTTAAATCGTCTGAAGATAAAAGAACCTCAGCCATTAATCTCCAGCCATCCTTGTAACATCTGCTGTTACTGTAATTTGTCCACTGAGGAGAGTATAGATTTTATCTGGATCACTACCAGAGCCTGGCTTTTTAACCTGAACGTCATACTGATATGTTGTTCCTGGAGTCAATAATTTGCCAATACCGCCAGGTATTTTACACAAAACAGAATTGTTTGAAATAGTTGCAATTCCTTCATATAGTTCTGATCCTGCTGGACGAGCAGTGGATATCATAAATTTAGTAGAATATCCATCTAAATTAAAGGTTGACCCAGTAGAGTCTTTTGGATAAATATTAAACTCATACAGGTCGCCCTGATAGTAATTAATGTTATAAGTACCTGGAAATGCCATAGGCCTATTATAGCATGACTAAGCTACAGAAATCTCAATTGAATGTAGTTTTGCTATTGCATTAAGGTCTGTTCTAATTTGTGGAATTGCTCCCCCAGACCTACTTTGTTCGCTTTCTATATAAAATTTTTGAACAATAGACATTTCATATTCAAATTGATATTTTAGAGTTCCAACTAGGGTGCTTATAGCCTTATCAGATGCTGGCAGATATGTCCTAATCCAAAGTTCTGTATTATTCGAAAATGTCTCTACTGAAAAAGTATAGGTTACGGTTACCTGAGATCCAACCTTTAACGATTTAAGCATTATTTTTCTTGCCTCTGAATTATAAAGGCTTCCAGTATCCCTTGGCAAAAAGTCTTCGTTTTTCGTTTTTGAAGCTTCGACAAATACTGTTACCCAGCCATCTTCTCCTTCGTCTGCCCCAAGCTTAAACATTAAATCTTTAGAATTGGTGTATCTTGCCCAGCCAACATCTTGCTCGTAAACTGGAAGGTAGGTTTTTCCATCTTTACCATTTTTGCCTGGGTCCCCCTTTTCTCCACGGTCCCCTTTTTCTCCACGGTCACCCTTATCTCCACGAACACCTGCTGAGCCTGGATCGCCTTTTGGCCCTGGCGGACCTGGAACTGGAATATAAGAAACAGCATTTTCTGGCTGCTGAACCTGTTGTGCTAATTTGGCATAATTAGTTTTTTTGCTTGATGGAAAATCCATGCTTTTGCTAATAGACATTCCATCTCCTACTTGGTTGTCTTAAAAACCTTTCCACCAACTTTAATAACTGGGGGAATTTGAGGTACATTATTAGAAATCTTAATAACTGGCATTATAGCGTCCCCGTAACATCTCCAAGAACTGTAATTGTTCCGATTAGTGGTGTCCAGGTGGTTCCATCAATGTTTACTTGTAAATCAAATGCTAGCTCTGCAACTGTTGAGCTGTACCCATTACCCCAAAACTCTGTGATTTCGGCTGGGGCTGTAATAATAACATATCCTAGATAATCCTCTACTTCTAGCTCGTCTAGAATATCTCCCCTAAAATCATAGCTGGTTGCTGAAAAGGTCCAGTCTGAGGTATCAAATGGGGTTTCTTCGTCATTTTCGTAAAAATCTACCCTTAGAGATGCGGTATCGCCTCTAACAACCTGCCATTTAACATTTGCAGGATTAGCACCAAAAATTTCAGGAGAGCAAGACATAGTATTATTATACCTACTAATATAAATAAAAAGCTAGTACTTAAAGTAGTGTGGGTATGAGAGACAACTCTAAGTACTAGCAAACCTATTATATCAAATCAGATAACGAAATTATAAAAAATCAAGTAAATAAAGGCTTGTTATATAAAGTTTATAAAATTGTTATAAAAGAGTTATCAAATTTAGCTTGTATTTTGGACAAATATCTGGTAGCATATATATTCTTTAATTATTTAATATATTTAATATTTATATATATTATACACTATATCTTTATATCTAGATAGTTTATATATTATATATATTATTTACGAGCTATATGGTCTAAAAGAGTATCATATAGCTTATCTAGCTTCTCTTCAAGCTTTTCTGTTCTGTCTTCAAGTCTTGTTACCTGGTCTTTAATGCTTGATCCACTATTGGGCTTAAGCTCAGATTTAATTTCTGCAAAATAATGCCTTACGAGCCAGCGAACTCCTAGACCAGTTGAGGTAATTATTGTTGAAATTCCGACTATAATGCCGATCCATGATTCAATTGACATAATAAGATTATTATATGG